CTTCGTCTATGACAACCCAGCCCAAACATTCGTTATCACTTCAAGTGCTTCATTAACAAGCGAAGCAACTGCTCGTGGTCACGTATTCGCAAACGCGAACTTTGCAGCAGGTACTTCTGGTTCAACGACCACAGGTATTTCATCTGCTACATTGGGTGTTAGCACAATCGCCACCACCGCAGCATTGCACTTGCGTATCATCGGGATTCAAGACGATCCTGAGAACCAAGACTATACAGCGGCTGGTATTCCACTAATCGTACGTTTGAACAACAGCTTCAATGCGCCTAACGGTGCTATCGTCGCTGGTACTGTTTCGAACACAGGCGTATAAGGAGACTAACTTATGGCTATCTCTCGCGCACAACTAGCGAAAGAGTTGGAACCAGGTCTTAACGCCTTGTTTGGTATGGAGTACTCACGGTACGAAAACCAACATGCGGAGATCTTCACAACAGAATCTTCTGATCGTGCATTCGAAGAAGAGGTTATGTTGAGCGGTTTCGGCGCGGCACCGACCAAATCGGAAGGTTCCTCAATTAACTTCGACGACGCTAACGAAGCATACACTGCTCGTTACAACCACGAGACCATTGCGTTGGCATTCTCGATCACAGAAGAGGCTATCGAAGATAACCTTTATGATCGTCTTGGCTCACGTTATACTCGTGCGTTGGCTCGTTCAATGGCACACACAAAGCAAGTTAAGGCGGCAGCGATCCTTAACAACGCATTTACTGCTGGCGCATCTGCTGGCGGTGACGGCAAAGCATTGTGTGCAACTGACCACCCACTTACTTCAGGTGGTACATTTGCCAACGAACCATCAACTCCAGCGGACTTGAACGAAACATCTCTTGAAGATGCTTTGATCAACATCGCAGGTTTCGTTGATGAGCGTGGTCTAAAAGTCGCTCTACGTGGCACAAAGTTGGTAATCCCTCGTCAGTTGCAATTCGTTGCAGAACGTCTGATGGTTTCTAACTTGCGCGTTGGCACAGCGGACAACGATGTAAACGCAATCCGTTCAATGGGAATGTTGCCTGAAGGCTATGCCGTCAACGACTTCCTAACGGACCCAGATGCGTTCTTCATCAAGACAGACGCACCTCGTGGATTCGTCCACTTCGAGCGTACTCCGATGTCAACAAACATGGAAGCTGACTTCGACACAGGTAACATGCGCTTCAAAGCGCGTGAGCGTTACAGCTTCGGGTTCTCTGACCCACGCTGTGTGTTCGGTTCACCTGGCGCATAATTTATGCTACAATGAGGATGTTCATTTCATTTTGGACACCTCCCTGTTGGACTGGGGCTGCTTCGGTAGCCCCTTTCTTTTTGTCTAAAAGTTCTGTATGGTTGGTTTATCCCTGACAGTCGCATGGGCGGCTGACATTAGCCAAGACAGGAGAATGACATGGCTCGTACTACTTTTTCAGGTCCAGTGAAATCAAACACAGCTTTCTGGGCAAATCCAATTCTTTTTGCAGACTTACCCACCGCTTCTGCCGACAACGAAGGTTACATCTACTACGTGTCAAATGCTCTTAAAGCATCTGAGACGGCAACTAACGGCACAGGCAACCTAGTATTTTCTGACGGTTCAAACTGGATTCGTGTAGATACTGGCGCAACAGCAGCAGCATAAGGAGCTAACTTATGGCTGGTCCAGTCAGTGCATATAATTGGGTTCAAGGAACGGCGGCTGCGGTTGTCGGTCCATCTCGTTCTCGTTTACGGCAGGTTGTAATTTACGGTGCGGCTGCGGGTGCGTTCACGTTGAAAAACGGTGGCGCAAGCGGTGATACTTTGCTTACGCAAACATTTCCGGCAGGTCACCACGTAATGAACATTCCAGATGACGGCATTATCTTTTCGGAAGGTGTGTACGTTTCTGCGTTTACAGGTGCGAGTAACCAACTAACGATCATCCTTTCGTAGGAGGATCCGATGGCATATGATCTCCGTTCCATTTCACAGGTCGGAACATCTGAGCCATTTGAGCTACAGGTGGCCCGTGGTCAAATCACGGGCCATAAAACTGTGTTTAAGTTCGGTTACAACAACGATGTTGGAAGCACAAAAGAAACCATCTGGGAACAAGGTGGTTTGTATTCCTACCCTCCGTCAGCCACAGTGATGACTATATCAAGCAGTTCGGCTAACGACACTGCCGCAGGTACTGGTGCAAGAACGGTTGAAGTTTTTGGCCTAGATGGTGATTACAACGAAGTAAACGAAGTTGTCACATTGAATGGGCAAACTGCTGTTAACACCACAAAATCGTACTTTCGGATAAATCGCGGTATTGTTCGGAGCGCGGGTAGTGGTGGCGCAAATGCTGGTATAATCTACGCTGGCACAGGAACAGTGACCGCTGGAGTTCCTGCTAACATTTATCTTCTTATTAATGGCGATGGAGATAACCAAACATTAATGAGTCTTTGGACAGTTCCCGCAGGATATACAGCATTTCTTACAAAGATGGCTTTGTCCACAGGCACATCTACCAACACCAAAGCTATTTTAAATGCTAGTCTTGTTGCTAGACCCTATGGGGAAGTGTTTCAAATAAAAGAAAGATTTACTCTTACAGATGGCGCACACGAACAGTTTTATACTTTTCCTTTAAGGTTTACAGAAAAAACAGACTTAGAAATGAGGGCGTTTTCTTCCTCTGGGTCTGTTAGTTTTGATGTTTCTGCGTCAATGGAATTTGTTTACATTCAAAATGTGGGGCCAATCTAATGCCTAAGATCGACAAGTCCAAGATGAAATGCAATAAGCCCAAGCGTCAGGTGTCTGGCGGTAAGAAGTTTGTTGTGAAGGCATGTGACAAGGGAAAAGAAAAGATCGTCAGATTCGGGGACGCTAATATGACTATTAAGAAGTCGAACCCTGAACGCCGTAAGTCTTTCCGTGCGCGGCACGGTTGTGACAAAGGTACGTTAGATAAACTAAAGGCCAGATACTGGTCATGTAAAATGTGGTAGGACCATGAAACTTAATTCTCAGGATATCTTTAGCACAATTATTGTTTTGCTTTTAGGGTGGGGAGCGTTCCAGTTGTATGGCATGAACGCCAATGTGGCTGTTATCACTTATAAAGTTGATGAGAATTACAACATGATCAAGCCTATGTGGCAGGATTTTTTAGTGCGGAGTGCGAAGTACAATGAGCATAAGTCGAACGTCTATGGCCCAACAAATATCCAAGCCTCCGCAGGAGAAAACTAATGGCAGCAAAAAAGAAAAAACTCGACGCTTGCGCCAAAAAGGTCAAGGCTCGGTACAAGGTGTGGCCCAGCGCGTACGCCAGCGGAGCGGTAGCAAAGTGTCGCAAAGTGGGAGCCGACAACTGGGGCGAATCTTCTAAGAAGCGGAAACGCCCTGTTAAGAAGAAGTTAAAGAGCGGCGGGATCATAGCCTTTGGTTGCGGTTCTGTCGAAGAGGGTCGTCGTAAAGAGACGAATCTGTACTGATGGCGAAGAAAAAGAACTCATTACGTGAATGGTTCTCCCAGAATGACGGGAAGGGTTGGGTCGATTGTAAGACTGGCAAGCCTTGTGGTCGTCAGAAAGGTGAGAAGCGTAAGAGTTATCCGGCCTGTCGCCCTACTATGGCACAGTGTACATCTGCGGCGAAGAAGAAAAAATCTTCTAAGCGGATTAACTGGAAGGCCAAGGGTGGATTGGTCAGAGTGTTTTGAGAAGTAACAGGAGTATGTTATGAAAGATCTAAGCGGAGACGGAAAAATCACAAAGAAAGACGTTCTGATTGGGCGTGGGGTGATTGAAAAGAAAAAAGGTGGTATGGTTGGCTACATGGGCGGCGGTATGATCAAAAAAGGTTATAAGTACGGCGGCAAAGTCAAAGGGTACAACGCTGGCGGTTGTGTAATGGCAGGACGCGGCGGATCGTTTAAAGGCGAATCATAATGACAACTTCAGGTTCAAGAGACTTTAACTTAGACGTAGGTGAGATCATCGAGGAAGCGTACGAACGCTGTGGCCTCGAAGTTCGCACGGGCTACGATGCTCGAACAGCGCGTCGGTCATTGAACCTGATGTTCGCGGACTGGGCAAACCGTGGCCTAAACCTTTGGACTGTTAAGCAGGGAACAATTACCCTGACGGCGGGTCAAGCACAGGAAACGCTGACGGATGATGTTGTGGATCTGTTGGAGGTTACGCTTCGTCGTGATGGTACAGACTACGAGGTTGAGCGGATCAGCCGTGGCGAATACGCTACGTTGCCGAACAAAACCACGCAGGGTCGCCCAAGTCAGTTCTACTTTGATCGTCAGATCGATCCGGTAATTAATCTGTGGTCAGTACCAGAGAACTCCACGGATCAGTTGATCTACTATTACGTTCGTAGGATCGAAGATGCTGATACCCTTGTTAATACTACTGATATGCCTTTTCGTTTCTATCCTTGTATGGTGGCGGGGTTAGCTTACTACATGGCAATGAAACGTGCGCCAGAGCGCGTACAGCTTTTGAAGTCTGTGTATGAGGAAGAGTTCCAACGTGCAGCGGACGAGGACGAGGGTCGTACACCGTTGAAGTTGCAGCCTAGCTTGAGTTACTTGAGGGTTTAATGGCATACGCTAGCGGAAAAAATGCTTGGGGTATTTCGGATCGGTCAGGTCGCCGTTACCGTCTTCGTGAGATGAAGGTGGAGTGGACGGGTGCCAAGGTTGGTCCTGATGAGTTCGAGCCGAAGCATCCGCAGCTATATCCGCCCAAGGCGTATCCAGATCCCCAGGCGTTGAGAAATCCACGCCCAGACACAAAAGAAACGGTTCAGGCGTATGTCGGT